AAGCAGGTCACCAGATGCCGCGTTTAGAACGCTTGGCTGACTAACTGCTCCCACATTATAGGTCAATGCGGATGCTGCGAGTTTGTTGAACACGCCAACTAAGGCATCTTCAATTCCATTGAGGTTACCTTCATTATCGAACAAAGGAACGGTGATGATTATCTTAAAATTAGCAGTAGGAGCAATCGTGTTATGTTGATTGTTGTTTGGCTCTAAATATGGATCAGAAGGGCTAACGATTACTGAGTTAGCCAAGACTGTTGCTGGTGGGAATGCAAAGGTTTGCCACTTAGCGTTATCGACTAATGCTGTCGCAATCGTGGTTCTAAGAGTAGTGAGAGCAACTGGCATTATCCGACCATCGAACGCGGATCGAGTGCGTGAGCAATAAGTCCACGAACTCTAGCCAAGAGAGTGTTACCCATGCGATATGGGCTAGGAGTAAAGTCCGGCGATACGCCGCCTGTAGAACTAACCTGGCGAGCCTGCCAGATATCTACTGAAATCATTAGTGCAGCTTCTTGAACTGCTGAATCTGCTGTCCAGTCTGTGTAGGTTTCTGCTGTTACTGTGCCAAATGGATCAATAGCGTGCTTAGGTTGTACAACTGTGTGAGTAGTTGTAACTGAAATTGAATATGTATTGACGGCTGTAATTGTCTTTGATCCATTGTATTTAGTACCTGAGTTGGCAATTGTTACAGTCTGACCAACATAGAAAATATCTCGAACTGGAATATCAAAGTACAAAGTGCCTGTGCCAACAATGTTGCTGTGTGCTACTGGAAACCATTTAGGAGCCCAGAGCATAGGAAGAATGACGGCATCAGCTGCATCGCAAGTTTGTTGTAGGGTGGCATCAGCGTAGAGCGAGCCAACACCTAACGCTGAGCGAAGTTCTGCAACTGTGCAAAGTGACATTCTATATCCTTTCTAAAGACTGGGAGTGGAGCAAGGGCTGCGCCCCACTCCCAGCGACTTAGGGTGTTACTTATGCCTTGTTGTTCTTGAACGCACCAGCAGCAACCTTAGTTGCGATTGCACCGAATCCGTAGTAACCGATTGTTACTGATCCGTTAGCTGTTGATTCTGCACGAAGGCGGTATGTTGGTGACTCATACCATGTGTAAGCATCTGGGTTCACGATAAGGATTGTTCCATCGCCATCGCCACCGTTTGTTGGATCAACGAATAGGTTGAGTCCTGCAACGCTGCCTGTGAGTGATGTAGGGGCTACTGCTCCGCCTGCGTTCATTGGCTGTGATGCTGTGTAAATTGGGCGACCATTGTCGTTCAATGACATGATGTTTGACCATTGTCCTGTTGATACAACCATGTTGCGAGCGAATGGGTTTGGAAGTCCTGCTGTTGCTCCGTAAACAGAAGCTGAACCGCGTGCAACAATTCCTAGCAATTCTGCTGCTGTTGGATATGTTGCAACTGTTGTCGCATCAAGTGAAGCACCTGAAATAAGTGCTGCGTTTACTGCTGCGTTTGTTGCCTTTGCGTAAGCTGCTGCCATGTTGCGCACTAGCTCATCAAAGAAGGCTGGAGATGTACGGTCTAGAAGTTCAACAGAAAATGTCTGTTGTCCAGCGTACTTTTGAACTGAAACTGATAGGAATGAAGCATTCTGATCTGTGTCGCTGAATGCGTCACCTTCTGGCTCGATTGCAACTGTTGGCATTTGTGTAATCTTTGGGATTTCAAATGTCATACCTGCATCAGGAAGCACTCCGCGAGAGATTGCATCGATTGATGGACGGATTGTTGTACCGAGTGGGTTGATGATTTCTGACAATTGGCGTGTTGGTACAAGACCTGCGTTGTCTGTTGTGTCATCTGCTGCGCGTAGGTATTGACGAGCTGACTCATCGCCTAGTGCTGCACGGATTGTTTGTTCAGCATACTTTCCTGCTGTGATTTCAATGCGTGGCTTTGTGTAAGCCATTGCTGTTACAGTTGGGCGAGCAGCTTCAACCGCTGGTGCTTCAACTGGTGTTGCTTCGACGGCTGGAGTGGTATTTTCCACGTTGGCTATCTCGCTTTCTGTTGGTTTGGTTTCGGATACAGCTTCTTCTACCTTTTCGGCTTCTTCTGCTGCGATATCAGTAACCTGAGCAGACTTGAAGGCTGGCTCTGTTACTAAACTTACTTCGACTAAGCGAGCAGCGGATACATAAGTCACGCCGCCCTTAATCTTTGACTTTAATACTTCTGCACCGATGCTGAGTCCGGACTGCAATCCTTCTTCTGCCAAGATAAGTGCTTCTGTGCCGCGTTGTGAACGGCTAATAGAAAATACTGCGTTGATTGCATCGTCTGACTCTGAGAAGCTAACAGCGCGACCCAAAGGCTTCTTCACATCGTGTTGGCTAAGTAGCTTGATTGACTTAGCATCTGGAATCTCTATTGATCCTGACTCGAAGATTACTTTGCCGTAGTTGGTTGAACCTGCTTCAACATTCAATGGCACAATTTTGCCAGAGATGGTGCGACTAGCGGAGTCCGCTGTAAGTTCAGCCGTAAGGGTTACGATCTGGTTCATTCCATACCATTGCTTCCATTAGGTGATAGGTCTGTCATTTCCATAGCTTGTTCTGTTGTAACTAGTCCAAGCGATAGCAATTTTTCAATTACTGCAAGTTCTGCAAGTGGGTCTGTGCGTAAGAATGTCTTATCGATGTCGAATTTCACGACATGACCTCTAGGAGTAATATCATCCATCGATAGACGATCTTCAATAGCTGTAATAAATGGCTGTAGAGATAGTGCTAAGAATTGCTTGCGCTCATCTTGAACATTGGCGTAAGTCATTGAGTTGTTGCGGTCTGCTGAAACATAATATGCAGGCACATTACACAATCTTGAAACTTCGGTTGCTAATTGTTCAATGGCTTCCGCATACATCATGTCTTTTGGTGAGAATGAAACTGCGTTGTATTCAAGTGTTGAAGTTAGGTAAGCAGTAGAACGATTGTTGCGAGCGTTCTTCCAAGCAGCTAGTAAACCTTGAACTTCTTTAGGGTCTAGGTCTGCTCCGTTGTTTTTTAGATAACCACTAGCCATTGGAGTTTGCGCTGCAATAGCCGCTGCCTTTTGGACATCTACAGCAGCGCGGATTGTTTGAACTCCGCTATTAAGAATGCCATCGCCTAATGACTGGAATGTGATTAGTGAACCTAATCCGTCCATTGGAAGTGTATGACCATCAACTGCATAAGATTTAACAAATGTGTTTGTGCTATCAAGTGTTGCAGTTACTCGATGGTTAGCAATCCACTCAAATCGTGATGGGCGACCATCCTCGTTGTAAACTTCGACAACCTTCCAGAAGGCTTGTCCGTAAAACAAAAGTGAATCAACAGTCCAGGCAATAGTTACTGATCGTGGCTGTGAATATGAAGGTTGCTCCATCCATACAGGAGAGCCAAGTTCTTCATTTGTAGATTTCTTGTAAAGCTCTAAAGGAATCGCGCCAATAGTTCCGCAGAGAAGATTGCGGCATCGTTGTAATGCTGGAACAGAGATTGCTTCTGTCCGTGATACATAAGCATATTGGAACGGCATTGCATAAGGCGAGTATTCACCTAAAACTTGAGGGGCGGACTGCGCTTCGAGGATTGGTTTAGTTTGTAATCCGAATGTTTGCAGTATGCGACCCATGTTTACATATTAGCACACTTTGTCTAATATTTGACAATTTAGGGGTTTCGTGTCTAGGTAATGATTTGAGGCTTTGGAGCAGGAAGCATCAACTTTGAAACAACCATTGCCAAGCCGATAGGTGCTGAGATGTCACCGGCTGATTTTCTCTTGATAATTCGCCAAGCAGAGTCATTGACCTTAGCTGCACAATTATTCATCTGTTGGATCAATTCTGCCTGCCCATTGTGAACCACGCGATGATTGACCAAGCCTTCTAATAAGTCACCACAGGCTTTGTAGAACTGCTGACCAGACACATCCTCTGTCATTACACCAGCCTGAGATAGTCTGTCTGCAATCGTCTGTGTGGCGTATTTGTCAAAGCAGACTAATCGCGGTTTATAGATGTCGCACCAGGCTTTGATACTGGCTGCCATCTTCAATTCATCGATTGCCATTTGTGAGCTGTAGGTTTCTAGGATTCCTATGCCGATTCGACCGTCTGGCAATAATTGACCTGCAACCAGCGATCCGTTACGCCTTGATGGGCTAACATCGAATGCAAAGACTGTATATGCACCAACAGCCATTTCAAGTGTGTTATCTGAGGTTTCTTCCAAGACTCCATGCGGCCAGGGCGATTGAAGGCTGTCAATCCATTGGCAAAGAGTTTCTGTTCTTGTTTGCTCGATTGGGTTAGTCGCAATGGCTTCTTCAATCGATTCTTTGGTGATTATGTAATTAAGGGCTGGATTGCTTGGTGCTACAGCATTACGCCAGAACCAATCGCTAGTGATGTCAATCTTGCAATACTGAGGCGCGCTGTATTCATAGTATCCAAAGGTTTCTGGCGGATAATCCTTAGCGCGTTCAACTAAGCCATTAAGTACGCTACTGAAATGGTCGCCTGCGTTGCTGGTGAGGAATGTCTGAGCATTTGCTCTAGCTCTTGTAACTGGCACAGCCGCTTTGTAACCATCTTCTGAGATTTCGCGGATTTCATCGATCCATAAGAAGTCTGCTGTTCTTCCGCGTGGTGATGATGAGTTATCCGAAATGACATCAAGCGTTGCGCCATTAAGTAGCTCTATTCGTTCGCCGCCGTTGGCATAACGGATTGCCTTTGTCATTGCTTTAAGTTCCGGTGTTGATTCTATGATCCAAGCGATTTCTCTAAACAACATCAATGAGGTTGCGCGGTTAGCAGACATGATGATGAGCTTCTTCTCGCCACCATAGAACATGCCCCAGATAATGCGGACTCTGCCTAGATGACTTTTGCCATTTTGTCTTGAAATCAATAGCAGCGCAGTTTTGATGCGATATTGATTTTTCTTATTGACCATAAGCATCTGATTCAGGACGAACTTCTGATAAGGCATCAGTTCATCCATCCTTAAACGCTCAATCATCTCTAGAACTTCACCAGCTCTAGATTTGCCTTTGAGAAGTGGGCTGTGGACTCTTGGCTCAGTCGCCCCTCGTAGGGGTTGGACTCTTTTGGGTTTATCTGTCATTGAACTGGATTGGGTCGAATCTTAAACGGACTATCTTGCATCGGTTCGGACTGCATCGGGGATATACGGGCAGA